CCTCGGTAAGCATTCCTTCTCCACCGAGAATGCACATTGCCGTCATTCGGTAGTCGTCCTCAAGGTAGTGACGGATTGCGTTCTGCCCTGCTAATACATAGATTTTCATATCAATTCTTGTTTAATTTTGGTTGCTACTTCTTCACCCAAGCCTGCTTCTAGTTCGTACATCATTCCATTCTCATCGAAGTCACTGCCATAGAATCCACCGCATGCATGAATGTACTCACCATTCTCTTGAACTGAGAATCCAAACACATTGCCATTGATATATTCGCTGTATATCTGTAGTTCTGACTTCGCCCATGCACATGCATCGGATTCTTCTCCCTCATTGCATACAACAAATCCCACCTGCCCTGAGTCAAACCTGCATGTAAAGGAATTGATAGAGAATGCCAATCCACTATGGTCGTACATGTACACCGGATACACCCACTTGTACATCTGTTGCAACTCCGCCTCCATCTCATCCCAACTTGAGTAATTTTGATGGTGTATGTCCACTTCATGAGGTAGATTGTACAGCCTGTGAAACATAATAAACTTGGTCATGTTGTCCCACTGACGTGGTGACTCTGCATACTGGTCGTAGAACACCTCTACCGAGATGTCATCTACTTGTATTGTTTGGTAGTTCATTTTAGTTATTGATTTTCTTGTGTCTTTGAAGAACTATTAACTGCTTTTTCTATCTGTGTCATAGTGTGTAGATGATTGTCTCTTTGCCGTTGACTTGGTGAAACATAGCCCCGCCGTTGTTGCCCTCGTCATCCATTTGTGGGATGAGGAAAGAGCCGTCAGTGAATCGAATAACTAGTGGGCGTTTGTCCCACATGAATGCGTCCGCCTCCTCTTGTGTCATGTAGCGAACGCTTGAGATTTTCTTCGCAACTAGGAACATAAAGTTGTTTGCGTGCTGTTGGTCTGTCATGATATTTGATTTAAGATTTGCTGAGTGATTGATAGGTTGGTATTTCTAATTAGTGTGTCTTTGAAGACACGCCATTCATCATTTCAATTAGTTGTTCGCTTGTGTAGTACACAGTCGGATCTTCGTAGTCCACTGCCTCTATGCATCCGGATTCTAAGTATTCGTCCACCATGTAATGGTCGGTATAATCTTCCAAATATTCGTGTATCTTGTACTCTTCCCTCGGCTTGAATAGTTTGGCATCGGTGTACCCACCACGAGCATCGCACCCACCGTGAATTTGTAACAACAGGTACTGCTCGTCATTAATCCAAAGCCAACTGCCTTGTAGTATCTGCGATAGGTCTGAGTCCCCATTGTATGTATTGAAAGTGTGTTCTATCCTCACCTCGCATTTAGAGTTAAGCCAATCCCATTGTGCCTTGCTTACACCATACACTTCCTCCGCTTCCCAATCGGGACAGCCCATCTCATTGAAGTAGTCGCATATCCAATCTGTCTCCAATTGTGACAGGTAATGGAACACAGACACAGTTCTGCTGAGTTCGTTAAATCGCTTGTCATAGACCCACTTCTCTTCGGGTTCACGCTCGAAGTCCTCGATGGTCTTACCTTGGTTCCGCTCCCATGCCCTGCCGTACGCACCCCCACTGTCGAGGAAGTGCGTTCCGGTGTTCTCGATGAGCATTCTGTAAATTAGTTCCTTGGTTCTCATGATAACTCGTCTTTCAAATTAGTCATTATTTGATAAGCCCAATCCTTGATGGTGCCATCGACTGAATAGTCCCAATCCAATTCGACTGAGATATCCATTCCACATACACTTGTGTCCATCTCCACCATCTCCGCCGTGTACATGTCGTTTCTGAAGTTGTTTGCCAACTCCTCGGCGATGCGTCGAATCAACTCGTCGGTGAGTGTCATCGAAGACACTTGTGTTGCCTTAGCCTCTGCAAGTAGTGATTGCATCTGCTGTAAATTTGCCTCGGTGCGTTGCACCATTTCTTCCATGATTTTGATTTGGTTGTTCATAGTTTTAGTTTTAGTTTAGTTTAGTTTAGTTTAGTTTAGTTTAACGTGTCCGCATCTTGATGCGTCCTTGTGTCTTCAAAGACACGTTTTTTATTTTTTATTGAATCTCTCCCAGTAATTAGCCAAGTGTTCTCTGATAGTTTCGTTCTTCATGAGGGATATCACATCCTCGCTTGTATACCTGCTGTATTTCCAATTATATTTTGGAAGTATCTTGACTATACCATCGATTGGTTTCCCCTTGAAGTAAATGTCAGATACTTCTATGTTTACTTCTATGCCCATAAACGATTCCTCTGCATTTTTCTGAGCATTTATTTTGGACAAGTAAACATTCCAATGCCGTATACTACCCTTTGGGTTTTGCTTAAAAATCAACTCGGATTCGAACCCAAGTACTTTCAGTTCACGATTGAGTACCTCAATTTCTTCCTCCACTTTTACTCGAATTGCCCCGTAATTTGACAGGTTAATTATCATCATTTCTTCAATTAAGTTATCTCGTTCTTCGATGTCGGAGATAATGCTCTCAAGATTTAAGATAGAGGATGTTTGACTGCGAGAGTTGATTAACTCGTTGTGACTTTCAAACTCTTGTTTGATTTGGTCAATGATTTCGTTTTGCTTTTGTGTTAACATGGTTATTTTAGTTTGGTTTAGTTTAGTTTAACGAATGCACGTCATAGCCGTGTCTCCGTGTCTTCAAAGACACGATTTGCTTCCATACCATATGGTATGCGTGGGGTTTTGGTGCCGTCTATCTCATCGAACATTTCGAGCAATGAGTTTACATACGTCACATAAAAGTCCGGGCTGATACCTATACTCAGTTTGCCTTCCTCCATATCTGCCTTGTCCTGTTCGTAAAGCGATGGGATGGCTTCGATTATTTTCTTAACATCCGCCTCCAATCGCTGACGTAAGTACGCCAAGAAAAACGGATGCATACGCTTGATGCCGTCTATTAAGATTTCTTGTGTTGTCTTTTTCATAAAAGTGTTCTTAATAAATTTTCTATTTTGTCTAATTGTTTCAAGTTGTGCATTATCTCTTCCCTATCATCCGATTCTGAGTTGTAATCGTTTGCCATTCTTGACATTACATCTTGCACCGTTTCAATCATTTCGGTTAATTGGTTTTCATTATATGCGACAACATCGTTTGGCGTGTCTTCAAAGACACTTTCTTCGGAGTCGGTATTGTAACCCAACTCTTTTAATTTGTCGATAATTGCCTTAGGTAATTCAAATACGCCATCGTAGTCCACCAAGTCCATGCCTTCAAACCATAGACCACCCTCTGCGTACCAATCATCACTACCTCCATCGAGTTCAAATCCACCATGTGAATCGTCTATAATCCACAGGGAATAATTAACTTTTACGTTCTTCTTTGTGGCAACAAGCCCAAAGGAATTTTCTAAGTTCAGCGTTTCAGTCGCTGTCCAGTTATATTGTGCTTTCATATTTTTTATGTGTCCTCGAAGACACGATTTTTTTAAATTATTCCCTCCTCTAATAAACTTACGTGCGTGTCCGTAGTTAGGATGATATGGTCTAACAGACGGATATCGAACAACTCCAACGCATTACGGACTTTGCGTGTCAATTCCACGTCCTCATTTGATGGTTTTGTGGCTCCGCTTGGGTGGTTGTGCATCATCAATACGGACACAGCATTACACATTAAGGCACCTTGTACCAATTCTTTTATGTTTACTATCGTTGCATTCGTATTGCCTTTGGACAACTGAGTGTAGCCAATGACCTTGTTTGCATTGTTGAGGTAAGCCAACCACATTTCTTCGTGATGCTCCATGCACTCCGGTGCCATGATGTTCCTGAACAGATTGGCTGAATCGTTTGAGTTCCTCACAGCGTTAACCAAAGGAGGCGTTTGTGTTGCGGTGCGTTTGTATCCAATACTTACCTCACCTAAAAACCATTTGTATTTCATGTTTGCTTTTGTTTTTACTTTAACGAATCCGTATCGGAGATACGTCTCCGTGTCTTCAAAGACACGATTTCAAGTATTTGCTGTGGCGTTTCTACTACACGTATGGTGCCTATGAAGGTATCCACCAATGTACCATTGCCATCGGTAGCCGTGTAATTAATTGCCTTAGCATTGACGAGGACACGTTTTGTGCCTCCACTTGTAATGATTTGGTTTAATGCGATTAGCATAGTTTTTCTGTTAGTTGGTTTACACTTTCCTCAATTATTCCATACGCTTTGCATACGTCCTTTGCAAATACCTCTATTTCTTGCATTGACCAATTCACGTCAGAGCCGTGTCTTCGTGTCTTCAAAGACACGTTTTCAAGCAAGTAATAATCTGCGATTGTTTGCATCATTTCCTTGTACATACACAACGCACGTTCGTAAGTGCATTTGTTAAATACCATTAATTGGTTTACAATTTTCTCTTGTAAACTTGCCTTGTTTTGCCGTGTCTTCAAAGACACATTTTCGATTTGGTTATTCATGTTTATTACTGTTTAATTCAACTTTACAAAGGTACGACAAAGGTATGACAATAAAAAATGTAATTGTATTCTGTTCATAGTCATATACCTTGCCGTTTTTTACCAATCCACAACAAGTTAACTTGCCGTGTTTCCGTGTCTTCAAAGACACGTTTTTTCTTGCCTTGCCGTGTTTATCTATTGGTAAAACTTGCCTTTCCATCAACACTACAAAGGTAGTACAAAGATATGACAATAAAAAGTCAAATTCCTTGCCGTTGGTAACCATGTACAAAGCAGGAAAGCAAATCGGTTTGCCGTTCATGATCATGTACAAATCCAGTTTTCCTTGCCGTATTTATTTGTTGGTATTTCGTCCGTGTCTTCGAAGACACGATTTCCACCATGTAAAAAAGTTAATTTCCACCATGTAAAAAGATACCAATAATTAATAGGTATTAATAGAGTAAACAGATACCAACAAATTAAAACTATCGTATAAACGTATTTTAAGGACGTTTAAACGCATTAAATAGGTTGATTGATAGGTAGGTATACCAAAGGTAAAAATAATCGCTTAAATGGGCTAAAATTAGATATCTTATTAATTATATATATATACTATATATAATAAATAAAAAACGCCGTACGGATTAGGTACGGCGTAAAATAAAAAAACGCCGTACGGATTAGGTACGGCGTTAATTTGTTGAATTAGATTAATTTAGTTTAATCCGTTGGCAATTTTCGAAATTCGCTCTTTTTGAGTCTTTTCAAGTCTTGCGGTCTCTTTCTTGGTGGTGGTTTTCTTAATTGGATATGTAGACCTGATGAATGGAATTAAAACAGAGTCTAACAAATCGTTAATCTCGATAGCAGTAAAATTGCAAGTTGTGGAATTATCGTCAAAAATCGTTAATACCTTGTTTCCTTGTTTAATAGTCCAAATTGCCTGCTTTTTCTCCTTTGTACTATCTTCTCGAAGGTCTAAAATCGCTTCTTTCGTTACGTCCGCACTACCTTTGTGAGAATCAAAGTTCTTTGACCATGTTTCAAGTGCTTCGATACTTTGTTGCGGTTTAATACCTTGCTTTCTTGCTTCGTCGCATTTGTCGTTAAACTTGTTTACTACGTTTTTGGGTAGTTTGCCAACTCTGTTAAGTTTGTGAAAAAAGGACTTTTCGAATCCATAAACCATTTTGATAATTTCGTCCTTTTTCGGCAATTCCTTTGCAGTGAATCCGCCATCCTTTAACTTGTTTTTAACCGATTCAAAAAATGCCTCGAATTGTGGCAAAGTTTGGGCAATTAATTGTGCCAATTCCAAGGAATTCAAAAATCTTTGCTTTTCCGCATCGTTTACCTTTGCGTTTAGACTTTTGATTGCAACAATGTTCAATGCTTTTTTGGTCTGTGCAACTGCCAACATTCCGTTAACTACGTTGCTAATGTTTTGGTTTTTCATAGTGTCTTAATTTGACGATGACAAAACTACTATAAAAAAATGACAAAAAAAAATTTATTTGTCGTTATTTTTAATTGTGTCTTCAAAGACACGGGTTAAATAGTTGATAGTCAATGAGTTACACAAGGTTTTAAGGTATTGATTGACTCGCATGTGCGTAATGAGAGTGGTAACTCCTTGAATATCAACAAGTTACAACGATAAAAAAGGCAAAAAAAGGCAAAAAATCGGGTTAAAAAAGGTGAATTGGTAGGGGAGGGGTTCGCAAATTTTTCGGTTTTCGGTGGGGATCGGGCTTGCAAAACGGGGGGTGTTACCCAAACAGTACAAGTATCTAACAGCCATAGATAACCCTACAAGTTTTGCTTTTAACCGCTAGAAGTAGCAGTCAGAAACATTCCCTATCTTTGACACATGGAAAAATTTAAGATTGTAGGTAGCCATGTAAGTTATGGCACTATGCAGGAGAGCCCCAGTTATGAGATGGGCATTAGCAAGTATGCGCAGATGCGCAAGGACCGGATGAAGGAGCAGAAGATTGAGATGATGGCAGAGGCATACAAGCGTGCCGAGAAGAGCGAGAATGAGAATGAGGTTGAGATTGTTCTCATGCCAAAAAGGATGCGATAGCATACTGATTTGGATGAGCAGAGAGAGGGTCTATATGGCCCTCTTTTTGTTTCTATATACCCCCTGCTCTGGAACAGAATAGGGGTATGTATTAACCCACAAAATGGTCTTGAATTTCGTTAGATTCAGCCCATTTTATGGTCTGAATTTCAACATATTTTGTCCGATTTTCAACATATTTTGTCCGATTTTCAACATAATTGGTTCCAATTTCAACATATTTTGGCAAAAAATTGGAGAATTTCAACATGAAAAAAAATTTTCAACATACCTTATTTCTACAATATTGTGACAATTGTATAATACTATGACAATTCCATGTTAAATTCAACATAAACTATGTTAAAAATATGTTAAAAATGATATTTATAACTTATTATAAATCAATAAGTTAAGTATAAATATGTTAAAAATGTTAAAAATGAAAATGAACTGGCACCAGAAAAAAAAGTTGCGCATTAAGAAATTATAGAGAGAGAGATAGGGAAATTAACATCATCATTAACATGGTTGGTTTTCGAAGAATCCAAAATCATGTTTTTATTTGTATGTGGTATATGAATGGTTTATCTTTGCTTCATAAATCAAATTGAATTTAAATTATGAATCCTAATTATTCTCCAAAGGAGTTGGCATTTGACTACGAGGGCAGAGCCAAACTTGTTAGTGGTATCAAAAAACTTTCTAGAGCGGTTAAGAGTACATTGGGGCCTAGCGGCAATACGGTATTGATTGAGTCACCGAATCACACGCATGGGTTGACGGTTACTAAGGATGGGGTTACGGTGGCCAAGTCGGTGGACTTGATAGATCCGATTGAGAACCTTGCGGTAAAGATTGTTAAGCAGGCGGCTGACAGGACAGCGACTGAGGCAGGGGATGGGACGACTACCAGTATTGTTTTGACGGAGGCGATTATTATGGGTGGCTTACAGGAGCTGACCAATAATCCATCGTTGAACCGGACGGAGTTGCTCAGAGCATTGGTGGAGGTTAGCGATTACGTGGTGGATAAGTTGAAGAAGAGCGGTAAGAAGTTGACCAATTCGATGTTATTGGACGTGGCTACTATATCGGCAAATAACGATAAAAGTATTGGGCAGATAATTGCTGAGGTGTACAAGGATGTGGGCAAGAGTGGTATAGTGACGGTTGAGCGGAGCCAGACTACGGAGACGTATGCAGAGACTACGTTAGGGTTGAAGATTGACAGGGGGTATTTAAGCCCGTTGTTTATCAATGACCAGAAGAAGGACGAGTGCGTGTACGAGGATGTGATGGTGTTGGTGGCCGACATGGAGATAAGTAATATCTTGCAGTTGGAGTTGGTGTTGAAGCCAATCATTCAGGAGAATAAGAAGATTTTGTTGATAGCACCCTGCAATACCAATGTGGTAAATACGCTGGCTGCTAACGTGATGAAGAATAATTTGAAGATTGTGGCTATTCAGCCGCCTAGTTTTGGTTATAAGCAGCACGAGCTGATGCAGGATATTGCGGTGAGCGTGGGGGCTACCTACTATAGCGAGAAAACCGGGGACGATTTGAGCTTAATTAACTACTCGGACCTAGGGCATGCGGCTAAAGTTATCGTCTCTTCAGACAAAACAATAATAATTAAGTCATCGTTGCGCTCTAAACAGAGCGAGATTGACCAACGAGTAGAGCAATTATGGCAAGCACATGCTCAAGCAACCAAAAAAGCAGACAAGGACTTCCTGTTAGAGCGCATAGCTTCACTTACCGGTGGTATTGGAGTAATCTATGTGGGTGGAAATACCGACCTAGAGCAGAAAGAATTGTACGATAGAGTGGATGATGCAGTATGTGCCGTTCGTTCTGCCTTGGAAGAAGGCATTTTGCCGGGCGCTGGGCGAGCTTTGCACCACATTGCTACACAAGACCCCATGTTCGTGGAGATAATGCCTTACAAGGCCGAGAAACAAGCCGCAATAAATATTTTAGCGGAGGCCTTACAAGCGCCATTGAGTCAGATATTGGACAATGCCGGGGTGAGTGCGTGCGATGTGTATGCTAACCACATTGATTTTAACTTGGGTTACAACTTAAAGACTGGCGAGCATGGTGACTTGATTAAGATGGGTGTAATTGACCCATTGAAAGTGACCAGATGTGCGCTTCAGAACGCAATCAGCGTAGCTGTAACCATCTTATCCACTAACGCCATCGTTACAATGGCTAGAGTTTACGAGCAACAATAAGACGTATGCAACCAATCGGCAAGTACATAGTGGTCTCTGACATTGACGAGGAGATCAAGACAGACGGAGGGCTGTTACTATCGGCAAAGGATGCCGGTGAGTTTAGGTATAAGAAGGGTATGGTGATTAAGCCCGGTACGGATGTGGGGGTTATCAAGGAGAAGGACGTGGTGTATTACGACAAGGGCCACAGCTTCACTATGGTAATCAACAATCATAAGTACACCATCATCCAGGAGAGAGACGTTGTTATTGTCCTCTAAGCCTTCGTACACGCTCATTGCGTAGACGTTCGGCTTCGTTGGCTGCGGCAATCTCTGCTTGCTTCTTTTTGCTTTCTTTGAGTTCCTCTACCAGCGAGATGATAAAACGCTTGTAGCGCTTCTCTAAAAAGCGCCTATGCGTGCGTGTGAGACGCTGACTGATGGTTGGGTAGCCATCACCATTTAAAATCTTATAGATGTTGGTGACAACCCGTTGTGTTTTCATGGTCACTTCGTAGACATCTCGTTGGGCGTACTTGTTCCCCGGAGCCAGTTTGCTAATCCATCCTCTTTCGCAGAGATCTTTCAATCTTTTTGAGTCCCAGCCTAGTATCTTCTCATACTTCTCAAATTTGTAATTACTGAAATACTTCTCATCGTGGATATAGAACAAAACGTCTAGATCTTCTTGGCTTAGGTTGTACTTCATCAGTGCGTACTTCCTGACGACTCTCCAGTATTTCATGAAGGAATAGTGTGGTGCTTTCATTTAATTAAATTTTATTACATTTGTGATGCAAAAATAACACAATCATGAAAGCTACAATGAAAAAATCAGTGACAGTAAAGTCTGGTAAGACTCCTGCTGCTAAACCTGGTGCCGCCAAGAAAATGATGGAAGGCGCTAAGAAAGTCGTAATGGCCAAGAAGAAAGGTTACTAATGGCTAACAAGTCCAAGATGGCGTGCAATCGCCCGGTTCCCTCTGACAGGCCGGGTAAGAAAAAGATGGTTAAGGCGTGTGCTGGTGGCAAGGAGAAACTTCTGCATTTCGGGGCAGAGGGATACGGCCATAATTACTCAGCTGCCGCACGTAAATCTTTTAAAGCACGCCATTCTTGTGACACAGCCAACGACAAATTAACCCCCAGATATTGGGCGTGTAAGAATTTATGGGCTGGGCCGGGTGGCTCAACCAAGTCATCGCCAAAAAACAGAAGAGGTAAGTACTAATGAAAGACGCTTGCTACAAAAAGGTCAAGGCACAGTACGATGTATTCCCTTCTGCTAGGGCTTCTCAGGCAATTGCTAAATGCCGTAAAGAATCTGGCAGTGTACGCAAGAGTGAAGCTGGTACGAGCTTGAAGAGGTGGGAGAAAGAGAAGTGGGTGGATACAAGAACAGGTAAGGCGTGTGGTGCTGGTGGTAAGAACGAGTATTGCAGGCCAAGCAAGAGGGTGTCGGCTCAGACTCCCAAGACAAAATCTGAAATTAGTCCTAGCAAACTAGCTGCTAAGAAAGCTGAGAAAAGCAGAGTAGGTATGGGTGCTAGAGTATCGAAAGTATAATCAAGAAAAATACATAAATTTGCAGATATGGAACAAGGCAAAAGCAAAGGATTGGGTGACACCGTTGAAAAGATAACAACGGTTACCGGAATCAAAAAAGTCGTAGATACTGTGGCTAAAGCTACTGGCAAACCATGTGGTTGCTCACAGAGGAAAGACGCATTAAACAGAATATTCCCCTATAATAAAGAAAAATAATGGCTTATCAGAAACTACAAGCATACCGAGCAGCGGCAGTAACACCTAGCGACACGACTGACATTCCGAGCGTATCTGCTCAGGATGGTAAGGGTAACAACGGGTGCGTATTGTACATCGGTAGTGATGGCGATATCAAGGTAACCACCGCTGGTGGCGACACAGTTATATTCGCTGGGTTAACCGCAGGATCATTTGTTCCTGTGCAAGTATTACGTGTTTGGGCAACCGACACAACAGCAACTGACATTGTAGCATTATGGTAATTGCTATTGCTAATTTTATCCGTGGTGCTAAGACGAAAGCAATTGTCTTAATCACAGGTCTGTTGGTTGCTGACAACGGCAATTATATCGTTGCGGATAATGGCGATAGATTTATAGTAACAACAAGACAACCCTAATTATGGCAGATATTTTTATATACAACCTCACCACCATTGGCGGCATAGACTCAGCCAATGACTGGATGATTATAGAGGATACCAGTGCTGGAGAGACCAAGAAGGTTGCTCCGGGTTCTTTACCTATATCAACGGCTACGCAGAACGCTTTGAACTTAAAGCTTACTGCTAATGCTGCTATAACTGGGGCTACTAAAACAAAGATCACTTACGATGCCAATGGTTTGGTTACTGCTGGTGCCGACTTATCTGCTTCTGATATGCCTACGGGTATTGATGCCGCTAAGATAGGCACAGGAGTAGTAAGCAATACCGAGTTTGGGTATTTGGATGGAGTAACATCTGCTATCCAGACTCAGCTAAACAGCAAGCAAGGGTCATTGACATTGACCACAACAGGTTCTAGCGGTGCTGCCACATTGATTGGTAACACGCTGAACATTCCTCAATATACAGGTGGTAGCGGCTCAGGCGTTAGCTCATTAGAGGGGCTAAGTGGAGCGTTACAACTAGCTGCTGGTAGTGGTATATCTATCACCGACAACGGCACAGACACTATTACCATTACAGCCACTGGAGGCGGAGGTGGTTCAGGGACCGTTACATCGGTTGGATTGACCACAGGTACTAGCGGTACAGACATAAACGTAACTGATTCGCCAGTAACAACTTCTGGTACTATTACTATAAACATTCCTGTAGCAAGCTCTTCCAATACCGGTAAGTTAAGCTCTACTGATTGGAGTACTTTCAATAACAAGCAAGCTGCATTAGTAAGCGGCACCAACATAAAGACTATTAATTCTACTTCATTACTTGGTAGCGGTAACATTAGTGTAGCCCCTGCTACGGGTATTGATGCAACTGCAATTGGTAGTGGAGCGGTAGATAATACCGAGTTCGGATTCTTAAATGGAGTTAGTGCTTCAATCCAAACGCAGCTTGACAGCAAGACGAATAAGACAATAACTTTAAACAGACAGACTGCATCTTATACATTGGTGGCAGGTGATGCAGATAAGTTGGTTGAGATGAACGTAGCGAGTGCTAACAACCTCACTGTACCTGCATCTACATTTACTGGAGGTCAGCAGATATTGCTATCGCAATACGGAGCAGGACAGACTACAATCGTAGCTGGAGCAGGAATGACAATCCGTAGCAATGGCGGTAAGTTGAAGCTTAGTGGCCAATACAGTGGAGCAACTTTAGTGTTCATTAGTGCTACTGAAGCCTACCTCTTTGGCGACATAACTGCATAATTATGATAATAGCGACCCACGGAATAGTAGCATCACAGATAGTATTAGTACCAGTAGCAACTGCTGCTACTAGCGTAACTGACACTTCGTTCGTAGCCAACTGGAACGCATACACTGGGGCTGTTTACTATTTACTTGACGTATCTACTTCGTCTTCGTTCAGTAGCTATGTGTTGCAAGACTTACCAGTATACACAAATTCATATACGGTTACAGGGCTTGCTTCAAACACAACATACTATTACAGGGTTAGAGCTAGCACAGAGTACGATACAGATGCTCAAGCATTCTTCACTCGTGTTACCACAGCAGGAGGAAGCTTGACAACTACAGAACAACAGGCTACAAATGCATTAGTCCTTAATTTAAAGTACTATTCACTATGGTCAAAAATGAAAGCCATTTATCCAATGGTTGGAGCAAGTGCGGCAGCGTGTGCGCAGAACTTAAAGAGTAGTAGTTTTACGGGTACATTTAATGGTGGGTGGACTTTTGCAAGTACAGGGGTTACTCCGAATGGCAGTACAGGATATATGTCTACTGGGATAATACCAAGTACAAATTTATCAATTAGTTCTGCCCACCTTTCGAGTTATAATAACACTAACCCAAATGATGGAGTGTTGTTGGGTGCAAATGCGTTAAATTGTTTTTTGCAATATTCGACTGGTCAGTTGTACGGGGGCTTGGCAAATACTACTTTTATAAATACAACCGCTTCTCAAACCGCGTCTTTTGTGATGGTAAATAGACCATCATCATCAACATTAAATTTATTTAGAAACAACTCTAAAATTTTACAAAATACATCAAATACTGGCAGTTCGTACACATCAAATGCATTAGAATTAGCACGTTATGGAAGTAGTTTTTATCAGGATGCACGTTTTGCATTTGCTTCTATTGGTGATGGGTTGACAGACACTGAAGCATCTAATTTTTATACCTCAGTTCAAGCGTTTCAAACAACTTTATCTCGTAACGTATGATAGGCTATATTTTAACCGAACAACAATATCAAGAAATACAAGGCAAAGAATTTGCACCTTATCAGTATTTTAACTGCGTTCAAGACATTAATGGCGTTTGGTTCAATTTTGTAAGTGACCAACAAATACCATTTATTCAAGCCTCCGAGTACGCTTGGGTATTAGACCTACCACAAGGCGAATATGTACCACCACCATCACCACCATTCCCTAATATTTAACAATGCCAATTACAGGATATTCAAATACAATTAGCGTAACGACATTGTACGATACAGATGCACAAGCATTCTTTGACCGAGTTACAACGGCAGGAGGTAGCCTATCAACCACCGAGAAAACGGCAGTTAATACGCTTGTAATTGATTTAAAAGGTTATTCTATATGGAATGCAATGAAAGCCATTTATCCAATGGTTGGAGCAAGTGCTGCGGCTTGTGCGCAGAATTTAAAATCGTCATCGTTTACCGCGACTTTTTCAAGCGGTTGGACTTTTGCAAGTACAGGGGTTACACCTAATGGAACGAGTGCGTATTTTGATACTAATTTTAATACATCTACTAATTTTTCAACGACATCTGCTCATTTATCTTTATATGTTAGAAATAATGTTGGTGAAAATTCATACGATTTTGCAAACGCAGCAAATTTAGGCTTAACAAGTAATCCAACCTATTTAATACCACGTTATTTAGCAAGTAATGCAGCATTTTTAGGATTACCTGACCCAGGTTATGGAACATCAATAACTTCAACAGATTCAAGGGGGTTTTGGTTAGGTGCTACTAATGGAAGTTCAACTCAAATTTTATATAAAAATGGTTCATCCATAAAAACAGGAACAAATGGAGGTAACTTTGCAAATAATAACATCTATATTGGTGCTGCCAACGGTGGTGGTACGGCTACGGATTTTGCTTCAAAACAATATGCATTTGCTTCATTAGGTGACGGCATAAGCGGAACTAATGCTTCCGACTTTTATACTGCCGTTCAAGCGTTTCAAACAACTTTAAGCCGTAACGTATGATAGGCTATATTTTAACCAAAGAAAATTACGAACAAATACAAGGTCAGTATTACTCACCAAGTCAATTTTTTAACTGCGTACAATCAATAGATGGGACTTGGTTCCTATTCTTGTCTCAACAAGACAAAGAAGAAATCGTAAATAATCCCGAATGGAATTGGATATTAACCCTACCCGAAGCCGAATACATACCACCACCACCACCACCATTCCCACCTATTGAATCATGAGCAATCCCATAAACATAGACAAGTCAACTAAATTCAATATCACGCTAGAGTTTTTAGTGGTGATAATCGCTGGAGTAGTAAGCACAATGGGTGTTTATTACAAGTTGTCTGCTGACATTGAAGAGGCTAAGCAGCTTCCAAAACCTGCAGTTACCAAAGAAGAGTACGAGCTGAAAGACCAATTGCTTCGTACTACCGTAGACAACATAGAGAAGAAGGTTGATAAGATTGACCAGCGTCTTGAAAAAATGGAAGAGAGATTAATGCGATGAAAACTATAGGTACTGTATTATTGATTGCCTTGATTAGTTTGATATTTTTCAAAGGCAATGACGAACAAAACAAACCGAATCAGGTTCCAGATCTTGCCAAAGGCAAAGCGGTGGTTCAATTGAATTACGAATGGAACAAGGCTAACACTTATAAGTGGGTGAATACTCCCGGTGTTAAGTACTACTACCTTTCGCTAGATAAGTTCCCATACGAAGTAAAAGAACAATTCAAAATCAAAGCAGTCCCAACCATTATCGTATTAAACAACGGCAAAGAAGTAAAAAGATACGATGGGGGAATGATGATGCAAATCAATGTGCCACAATCTGAAATTATAAAGTAATGGCCAAGGTAAAATCAAATACTATAGCTACTAAGTTCAAGGTGAAGCCAAAGATTTCTCGCCCAGGAATACATGCTAAGACCAAGACTAGCAAATCCAAGCATAGCAAGAACTACGTAAAATTATCGAAAGGACAAGGGTAATGAAAAAGTTCCTGATAGATATGGTGTCGTCTTCTAGTGGAGTCTCTCACAAAAGAGTGTTGGGGGCCCTAGGATTTGTCTCATTGATTGTCTATATGTTCTACAAAGAATCAGACAAAGCCATTGAAGCAGTTGAGTTTATATCCATTGCTTATGGTATAGGCACCGTAGCTGAAAAGTTTACCAAACAAAATAAAGAATGAGATATTTAATCATAGCAATATTGCTATCTTCCTGCTCATCACAATGGCACATTAAGCAGGCGTGCAAAAAAGAACCCAAGCTTTGTGAGCCCGACACTATTGTCGTTACGGATACCATCAAGGTTAGGGATTCGATATACTTTGAAAAGACTTATGTTACTAAGGAAATCGATACAATCTTTATCGATACCGGTGGCATCAAGGTGAAGATAATCCGAGTAAAAGATACTATTAAAACTATCATCACTCAGGAACCAAAGACCATAATTAAAACAAAAACCATTACCACCAAGCCTAAAATAGTGTACAAAGAAAAAGAAGAATACAAGTGGTGGCTTGCAATTATGGCTGTTTTGTTGTTTATTTTGCTGATTATTAAAAGATAATAGCCATGAATATTTCTGAAAATTTCACTTTGCGTGAGTTGACATACAGTCAAACTGCAATCAAAAACGGGATACCAAATGTACCCAAAGATCCACAAGTGTTAGAAAATCTAACAATCCTTTGCGAGAAAGTACTTGAGCCATTGAGAGAAGGCTTAGGTTGCCCAATTAAAATCAGTAGCGGATACCGTTCGTCTGACTTAAACAAGTTAGTCGGTGGAGCTAAGGCTAGCCAACACAATGTTGGTCAAGCTGTTGACATTGATTTGGACCAAAAGAATGCAGATGTGTTTGCTTACATTGCAAACAACTTGCAGTTCGACCAAATGATTTGGGAATTTGGAGATGACTCAAATCCTGATTGGGTGCATGTATCTTACAATGCTGCCGGAAACAGAAACCAATTGTTAAAAGCAGTTAAGGTAGGAGGCAAGACTCAATACCAGGCGATGGAGATTCCAAAAGCCAAGAAGAAAAAATCTACCAAGTAATAAGATAGTCCCCCCTGCAAAACAGGGGGATTTTTGTTTTTATAAAAACGCATATATTTGTATTAAATTTAATCCAATGAAATTAACACAAGAAGAGTTGGAAACAATCCAACAAATGAACACAGAGTACACTCGTTTGAAGATGTCAATTGCTGACATTGAAATGCAAAAGCACTCTGTATTAAATGCAATTGATGTCTTGCGTGAGAAGTTCTCCAATCACGAAAGACTATTAATAGATCGATATGGCGAAGATGTTGTTATCGATTTAAAAACAGGAGAAATAAAAAAGAAAGAAAAAGAATAATGGCACCTGCAAAATTTATTGGAATGTTATTCCAATCCAGAGACATGATGCATTTGATGCATCTTAAAACAGAATCATTTGCTGAACACAAAGCATTGAATGCTTATTATGATGGCATATTGGATTTGACAGATAGCTTTACAGAATCTTATTTCGGGTACTATGGAAGATTGGATATATCTATTCCTGCTTCAAGTGCAGAAGATGCCATTACCCATTTAAAATCATTGGCTAAAACTATTGAAGAGGAATACAAAAACTATCCATCTTGTTTGCAGAATATTTTGGACGAGATGTCTGGATTAATCTACAAAACATTATACTTGTTAAGCTTGACATAAGATGAAAATCTCACAATACACCACGGACAACTCTCCGGCCATATCAGATAAACTAATTGGAACGGAAGCGTCATCAAATAACGAAACTAAGAACTATACTTTGGGTAGCATTGCTTCCTTATTTGCTGATACTTTTGAGTTTACTCCTGTTTTGGTTGCTCAATCTACTGTAACCCAAACGCCTGCTGCTTTGAATACTGCATTGCAAGTAACTTTTGGGGCAGCTCAAGGAACATCTGGAGATGCTGTAATGATATCATCAGGTGGGTTGATTACATTCAATGAACCAGGGTTGTATTTAATAAACGGATATGGCAGCGTTGAGCGTCAAGGTTCTTCAGGAGGTACAGCTATTTTGTTGTTTAGGTTCTTGGTGAATGGGACTCAAGCAGGATCAGTAAAGGCATTTCATTTGGACACTACAAATGTTAGCACTCCCTATGAGATTACTTTCCCTATTAATATCAGCACTGCTGGTACGACTGCCACTTTTGAGATAATGAGAGATAGCTCAGGCACGAACGCAGGAGGATTGTACCCTCATACAAATCTAGGTGGATGGAGTAATGTACCATCAGCTGAGGTAAACATCTGGCAACTCCAGTAATAAACTTTTCTAAATTAAATCTAATCAAATGAACTATGGAAATCAGGAAAATAGCGATTGGTCCAGACTACAAGAATGGGGCTATGCATTACATCGTTGGGCAAAAGGTGCTTAATGAAAGTAATGAGATACACCTAATCAAGTATGACGAGAGGAAGCAATCGATTAAAATCTATATCATAAATCCAAAGGAAGAAGTTGTCCTTTGGAAGGAGTTTTCCTCCAATATACCTGTATCCATAGAGTACAATATTAACTATTGATGCAGTCACCATTTTACTTTATTGCAAAACCACTAGAAGGAAAACGATACAACAATACCAAGGAGATAGGCGGTATCAATCTTATTGTAAGCACATCCGAGGAGGATCATAAGTTTTCTAACAGGCAAGCCGAGGTAATAGAAGTACCTCGTGGATATAATGGGCCAATTGTACCCGGAGATATATTATTAGTACACCACAATGTTTTCAAATTCTACAACGACATCAAAGGAAATCGAAAGAGTGGGAAAAGTTTCTTTCGTGAAGATTTATTTTTCATCGAACCTGACCAGTTTTTCTTATTCAAACATGATGATGCATGGAATGCATACGACAGATACTGTTTCGTTCGACCCATACCTATACAAAAATCATACATATTCAAGCCGTTCAGCAAAGAACCCTTGATGGGTGAAATGGTTTATCCTAACCAATACCTAATCAGTAAAGGGGTAAACACAGGAGATATGGTTTGCTTTCAGCCGGAAAGCGAGTATGAGTTTGAAGTGGACGGAGAAAAGCTGTACCGAATATTCGACCACCAAATAACTATAAAGCTATGAAAGACAACAAGGAAATTAAATTGAGAATCATAGAAGCTGGATACGCAGCAGTAGAAAGATTGATAAAGGTAGCTCAAGAAGAGATTATTAAGCCGGGCGAAGAAGATGAATTGGCAGCCGATAAATTAAAGAACGCAGCAGCTACCAAGAAGTTGGCTATATTTGATGCATTCGATATTTTAAACCGCATCACAGCAGAGAAAGAAGATATCGATATGATTGAACAAGGGGCTAAAAAATCAGACACTACTCGTGGATTTGCAGAAAGAAGATCAAAATAGTCTTTACACAGTACTGAAAGACTACGTGCCGAAGGATACCATGAAGCACAAGAACACGTTAAAAGCATGGCGATATGGCTATAGTGAGACCTACGACATGGTGGTTATATCCAAGGATGGTACCGTGGGTGAGATTATAAACATATCAGGGTTGATAATAGCACTACCAGGCGTTCCAGAAAACATACACTCCAGAGACAAGAAATCCACTGAGCAATATTGGGAGAGAGAAGAGTACCCAAAAGAATTGCAAAGAATCCAAAGTATATTCCAATGGAACACCATGGCCAAACAATTCAAAGAGGCATGGGTAGATTACATTGAGAAGCAATTTGAATATAGGGATAAGGGTTATTGGTTTATGAATGGCGGTGATCCTACATACATAACGGGGGCCCATTGGATGTATCTTCAATGGGCTAGTATTGACGTTGGGTATCCCGACTATCGTGAAGCCAATAGGATATTCTACATATACTGGGAGGCTTGCAAGGCAGACCCAAGATGCTTTGGTATGATATATCTAAAGATAAGACGTTCTGGATTCTCGTTCATGTCTTCGTCCGAGGTGGTGAACATAGCCACACTTGCAAGAGATTCAAGGATTGGGATATTATCAAAGACCGGTATAGATGCCAAGAAGATGTTTACCGACAAGGTGGTGCCTATCAACAGCAAGTTGCCATTCTTCTTCAAGCCGGTCATGGATGGTATGGATAAACCAAAGACAGAGTTAGCCTATCGTGTACCTGCATCCAAGATTACCAAGAAGAACATGGACAAGCTCAAGGTGGAAGATATGGACGGACTTGATACCACCATTGACTGGAGGAACACAGAAGAGAACTCTTATGACGGGGAAAAGCTATTGTTTCTTTCTCACGATGAATCAGCTAAGTGGCTGAAACCAAATAACATACTAAACAATTGGCGTGTAACAAAGACGTGTTTGCGTGTTGGTAGTAAGATTATCGGCAAGTGCATGATGGGTTCCACATCCAATGCTTTAAGTAAGGGTGGTGACAACTACAAGAAACTATACGAAGATTCAGACCCAACAAAAAGAAACGCCAACGGACAGACCAAGAGCGGTCTATACAAATTGTTTATCCCAATGGAGTGGAACATGGAAGGTTTTATCGATAAGCACGGTATGCCTGTATTCAGGAAACCAAACAATGCAGTAAAGGGAGTTGATAACATGTGGATTCGCAACGGAGCTATCGATTATTGGGAGGCTGAAGCGGAGTCATTGAAGTCAGACCCCGATGCCTTGAATGAATTTTATCGTCAGTTCCCTCGCACAGAATCTCATGCATTCAGGGATGAATCAAAGTCCTCTCTATTTAACATTACCAAGATATACCAGCAGATAGACTACAATGACTCGCAAATCAAGGAACACTTGGTTACTCGTGGATCATTTATGTGGAAAGATGGGATCAAAGATACCAAGGTAGTATGGTACCCTGACAACAGGGGGAGGTTCTTAGTAAGTTGGCTGCCAGAGCCGGGGCTACAGAATAATGTAATAAACAGGAATGGAATTAAATACCCAGGGAATGAACACTTAGGGTCATTTGGTTGTGACTCTTACGATATTTCCGCCACTGTTGATGGGCGTGGTTCTAATGGTGCGTTACATGGTATGACCAAATACCACATGGACAATGCACCAGTAAATGAATTCTTCTTGGAATATGTAGCCAGACCACAGACCGCTGAGATATTCTTCGAGGATGTATTGATGGCGTTGGTGTTTTACGGTATGCCGGTCCTTGCGGAGAACAACAAACCACGATTGCTGTACCATTTAAAGAATAGAGGGTACAGAGGTTATAGTATGAACCGACCCGATAAGCAGTATAACAACCTCTCTAAGACAGAGAAAGAACTCGGTGGGATACCCAACTCATCTGAGGACGTTAGACAGTCTCATGCCTCTGCTATTGAGTCCTATATAGAAAAGTATGTTGGCTTTGATATGGAGGCCAAGTACAGAGACTCAGATTTGATAGGCTCTATGCCGTTTAATAGAACGCTTGAAGACTGGGCGAAGTTTGATATTTCTAACCGTACAAGATTTGACGCATCAATTAGTTCAGGGCTTGCTATTATGGCAAACCAAAAACACCTATATTTACCTGAAAAAAAAGAATCAAAAATAAGCATTACTTTTGCAAGGTACT